AAAATGTTTCTGGCTTTATGTTTTCTTTTCCAGCACCGCCAACAGAAGTGGCATTACAGGCTATAGTTTTATCAAATACCCAATCTTTTTTAGGTTGTCCATAATCACCTTGAGTAATAATCGGGTAGTAAACATCAGCCTTCATTGGAAAAATAAAATCGGTATCTTCGCAGATCACCATTATAATACTCCAGGACGAGTTACCAGATTCACATACTTATCTAAAATTTTATCCACTAAAAGATTACCAGTTCCTTCAAGCATTGTTTTGCTATATTTGACATTAAACTGATCAGTCTTATATGAATCTACATATCTCTTATAGTAATCTAGTTTGCCACACTTAATATCTTCAATAAGCATATTGGCTGCATCTTTAATATCATTTGGTACTACTTTATACCCTGCCTCAATATAAAACATGTAGTCTCCACCTTCTGGGAAACTTACTCCGCCTCTAAAGGTTTGAATGTTTGCACTGTCGCCAGTATCATACCAATCAAAAGAGTCTGATGCTGCCATAGCAGTTCTTGCTGGCTTACGCTCATCTCTATTCCAGTTATCAACACCAGCAACTGGATCTTTGATAATTGCAGTTTTATCTTTTGTAATACTATAATCATATGAATCTAATGCTGGACCGTCTTCATCATCAACATCCCAAACCTTTTGAGCATTTTCATATACTTTAAGAACCTTGTAGCCACGTATCCAAATAGGCATATAGTCTGTGCCTTGACCTACGGTTTGAAGCCATTCTGTAGTAAAATAAAATCCATCTGGAACATATGAATCAATTATATTTCTTGCTAAACTTTCATACTCAGTGTATTCTGCTATCTCTGTGGCAGTTGTTCCTAGGGTATTAGGATCTACGTAAGGACGAACAATCTCTAGGTTGTCCTCAACAACAACGTCTCCACGAGCAGTGCCATTTTTTTCATAAATTGTAAGGGCATAATATTCATCGTATTTGGAAAATGTATCTGATAGGGTATAAGAAACCACAGAACTTGAGTTAGATGTAACTGCTACATCTACTAATTCTTCGTTTCTGTCGTTACTTTCTATAACAAGAAAGTATGACGTGCTTGCTGTTGGTACTGTGTACTCAATCTGAAGCGGGTATGGGGGAATTCTCAAAATCTCCATTAGTCTATACCGTAGTGCCTTGCTAACTCTTGGGGCGTTGCTAGTCTAACTCCCTTGCGAGAAAGCCACCAATCGGCTGCCTCCTTACTAACTATATTATAACCAACTTTGAGTGCACCAATTTTTTTATCACTATTGTGTTTATTTCTTTCTGAATAAATAGCAACTTGTTCTGGTACATTTTTTTTGGCTATTTGTATTACTTCTTTGCCCTCTAAAATATTTAACATTTCTATTTTTGTTCTTGCATCTTTGAGATCAATATTATTTTTTTTTGCAAATGATTTAATTTCAAATACGCTTTTTGTTTTTAAATCTTCTACATTTAACATATTATTCCTCCACTGTCATTATACCAGAGATGCTAAAAGGGAGCGGGGTTTATTCCGCTCCCTCTTAATACTGCTTATTTAATTTTAGGAATCTGCGCTGTCTGCGTCGCCATAAGCAACTGCATCCAACTCTTCCCATGCAATACCAAAGCGAACGAAAACTGTATATTCTACAGTATCCTTCTTTGGCTTGTATTCACGGTTTACCGTGATATCACGCTGGAAGCCCCAGACACGGTTCTCAGGGAATGTGAGATCTACATATCCTGCTGGATAGTAAGGAACCTCAAGTACATCCACTCCAAGAACACGGGTGGTACGAGAACCACCGAATGTCTGTCCTAGACCATCAAGATATGCTTGACGGTTAGCCTGTGTGCTACCTGGTGTTTGTCCAGCAATCGCTTCAGCAATAGCATCAGCGAGTGTACCGTTATTCTTAACGATACCCTGGAATGCGTCAGTACCTGCATAGAACTTAAGATTGCTCTTAAGTGCACGATACTTACGTGGCATTGCAAGAATGATATCCTGCATTACTTGTGGAGTCCACTCGTTATCAGATACGGTAACATCTGCTTCATGAGCAGCGTTTCCTACTGTACCACGAGTTTGCTTAATAAAGCCAGACATGATTGAAAGGAATGATCCTGTAGCACCATCACCGTTAATCGCTAGATCTTCAATGTCATTTGCGAATGCATTGGTCATCAAGCGAACGAGACGATCTTCAAGAGCCGCTCCTTCAATATTGTCTTCTAGAGACTCTGTAGATACTTCCCAGTCAAGACGAATCTTTTTGGTTGTAAGTTCTACTTTTGTAAATGTTGCGCCTGCATTTGTGTATGCGTCATCTGCTTGTGCAGCAGCACGAATTACACGCTCACCAACGTTAACCTTTTCGATTTCCATGGTGTTTGCTCGCATTGTAACTCTACGACCATCCTTGGCGAGAACTGTTGCATCCCACACGTAGTCGATAAAGCGGCGAGCCTGCTCTGGTGCTAGAATACCGCCGTTAACTCCTGTTGGGTTTACTGCGTTTGCTCCAGTTGTTACACCGAAGGTTCCGCCAGTAACGTTACCAAGAGATTCGGCAGGAGACACGTTACCGCCAGCATCGGTTGCTGTTGCAGATCCGATACCGCCAGAAACGAATGAACCCGCTTCAGCAGCCTTAATTAGTTTTTCTTGTTCCGACATATTGTTCACCTCCATTTGGTTTTTTAGTTGTTAAATAGGTCGGCATTTGTGAGGAAACGTCCGCCCCATAGGGATTTTTGAGTCTTCATTTCTGAAAACTCCTGCACGATCTCGCCTAGATCGCCAGACTTGCGGAAAGCAGTATCTTTTTCTACAAGATCTACTCGCTTTCCAAACTCATCGAAAGAACCCTTTACCTCTTTAACCTCACTCGCTACAGACTTTACTTCGCCTGTAACTGTTTCAAGGGACTTTGTAATTGCATCAACGTTAACCTGAAGTGACTTAACGGTTTCTGCTAGACTGCTCAAGGCATTAGTTAGAGAATCTTTAATGTCTGTTACATCTTTGGCGATATCTGTAACAACATCTTCTTTCTTCTCTACAACTTCTTCTGTTGAAGGAGCAACTTCATCAGTCTTAGCAAGTTCAGTATCAGCAGGTGCTTCTGGAGCAACTGCTTCTGGCTCTGCTACTACTTCTGCTGTAGCCTCTGGAGCAACCTCAACATTTTCAACAACTGGTGTTGCTTCGGCTGGTGCCTCTGCTACAACTTCTGTTTCTTCTGTCATAGGATTATCCTCCTTTGTCATCTTAATTGTTCTAATGCCTTTTGCACTATCAACTAAGAACTTTAATGTTTCAATATTGTCATCGCCGTGCTCAACAAAACCAATGTTTGACATTGTTTTATCACAAGTAGGACATGCTTCCTTATCTTCAGGAGACAAGCGAACAATATCGTCTTCTTTGCACCAGTAAACTGTATCAACTACTGCTTTTGCCAAATATCCACCAAGTTGTCCTTTTTCAATAGAGATAACATTAGCGAATTGGTTAGCAGGATTATCAACAAGTGACAACTCGTGCAATTCGTACTCCTTAATTATACGCACTGATTTATCAAGGTCTGGATTAAATTCGTCATCAAACTTTTTAATATTTCCACCAATTGAAAAACCAGTCAAGGTTCCATCAAGAACTTTTTCCCATGTATCCTGTGCACCTTTAGAAACATATGCAGAAACATAAACTCCACTATAAAACTTCTTTGTTTCGGGATCAAAATAACGATCCTCTTTAAAAGAAACAACCTTGCCGACAGCACTGGGTTGATGCATTTCACGAAGGTTGCCACGGAATTTCTTAAAAGCAGTCATGCTTGCTTCCGTAGTTACAATATCATTTTGTTTGTCAATGTTATCTAGTGTTGCAAAACCAGAAACAGTACGACGTTCTTGGTCAATCTTGCCAATGGGCATAGAAAAACGAACGCTGTCGCCTTCCGTAACCCAGTGTGCTTTATTTATAATCATTGCAGGTTAATTATATCATCCGTTTATATCACTATGTGGACATTATGTGGATGAACGGCCCTCTCCCTGTGGATTTCTGCCAGAAATTGTGGATGGAGAATCTGAGTTGTTATTTGTTCTTTCAACGTCTCTTTGTCGATTCCCCGCCAAATCTGCCCTAGCATCAGTAGCCTGTCTTGGACTCATAACAAATGGGCTATCCCCATCTGGACGCTGTGGAAGATCTAGTTTTTCACGAGCCTCGTTAGGGGTCATGACTTGAGTCTTTACATAGCGTTCCAAAATCTGAGACTGTGCAATTTCATCAGTCAGGGTAAGTTCATTGAACTTTAATTCAAGAACATCTGTTTTTTCTTTAACAATCTTATTAACCATCTTCTCTAAATATCTTTGTGCTGGACGAGATACCTGCTCTTTGAATGTACGATCTTGTGAAATCGCAGCAGCAATAGCAGCAGAATCAGATCCACCAAGTTTAGAAATAGGAACCTGATGTGCAATCAAAATATCATCACGGTTTTGTTTACGATACTCTTTGAATGAGCCTTCCTGAATACCGTTTTCAATTGGCTCCATCTTAAACTCAACCTTGTTATTTTCTGTATCTCCAGGAAGTGGAATATACAAAGTTCTATGTGATTGAGCCTTTAGGCCAGTCTGTAAAAATCTGAACATCTTATCTTCTGCATCTGCAGAAAGTTTGGCTCCCTTGACTGTAATTACATATCTTGGAACAGCCTTGTTTTCAAAGTAATCAATATTATATTGAGACGCTAATTGATCTCCAATTAGTGAAGGTAGCGCAGCAAGAATATCTGGGATACCATAAAATGTATTAAGAGGAGAGTATTGTTTTAAATGAATAATCTCATTAGGTCTTGGGTCTGTAGTTATCGGATTTGCATTTGTTGCAGCAAAATTACGAAAGTAAACAATCTTGTTTCCAATAATCTGTAAGAAACCATCTTTTAAACGACGTACACGAACAGTGGTTGCTGGAATATGTCCAATATATCCGATCTCACCGTTTACCTTGCGACCAACCTCAAGAAATCCATTACCTGTAGCCTGTAGATCTGTATAAACCTTTTCCATAGTAGTCGTAAATGAATCATCATCATTAAGACCTTCAATCCAGTCACGAAGCATAATCTTTGCTCGTTCAATTCTATTTCTTGCTCTATCTACTTTGCCCTCATCCTCACTCATTTCAAAACTAAGCATTGTGCGATCTGTAATATCAAAGCGATATCCCAAACCAACAACATTTTCTACCTTAGCATCAATAGCGGCATGATTAGCAAAGTTTGTATCGTAAAAGTTAGCCAACTCATACATATTGTATGGTGGTGTAATTACATCAAATAGACCATAGCCGTTTCTGTATACCGTGCCAGGATTTAGTT